CTATTTATACTATTCTTTATTCTTTTATGTTGTTTTCGTCCATGAACGAGGGTTTATTTTGAGATTCCTTTAAAATATCTTTGTGACTATTGAATGCTTTAACTAGAGATGATATAGATTCCATAGACAATGGAGATTTATTTTTGTACTTGTGTGTTGGTGATAAATCACTATCTCTATTATTTTCTAAAGTGCCTAGTGGGTCTTCTCCAAATGGATATTTGCTAGCATCTTTTCTACCGGTTTGATCTCTTTTCTTTTCTGTGATTGGAGGAGTGCCACCCGCTGGCGCACCAGCGGACGATGTATCGGCTTCTGCACCGCCGCCACCGGCTTCAGCGCCTCCACCAGTACCTCCATCAGTTTCTTCACCCTTTGATTTCAAGAAGTTCAAAGCTGGATCATTTCCTTCTTCTTCAATTTGTTTAAATCTATATGTTGCTTTAGCATCATCAATAAGTTGCTTTTGTAGATTAATCATGTCTTGATCAGACATACTGAATACGTTGTCATAAATCCACTTCTTACTGAACAACTTTTGTTCTTGCATGTCCTTACTAACTTCAACCTTACTCTTCCAAACATCAATCTTTTCTTTTTCAAAGATTGTAGATGGATTTGTCAATTCTAATGTAAAGTCAACAAGTGATTCGTCACGATATCCTTGAGAATATAAATGAATAACAGCAATCTTGTTCAATTCACTGACAATAATACGTTGAACACGTTGAATTGTACGAGCAAAACGGATATCTTCAGCTGCCAATGTAGCTTTACCACTTAAACTTTCGTCGTATCCCAAAAATGCTTTTGGAATTTTGAGTGCTGCCATCAACTTGTTACGTAGATATTCGATATCGTCTGTTCCGGTCCATTCAAGACCTGGCAAATTGCTAATATCGGTACCACTATCACCACCACGAACTGGCAAGAAAAAGTCTTCTACCATGTTTTGTAGATTGAAACGAAGATTGTAATCGCCGGTAGCTTGATCCAAATATGGAGTCTTTTTCATCTGTGCGATGATACGTTCCATATGATTATCAACCTCATTTGGTGGAATATTACCAATATCTACCTTGAAAATTCTCTTTTCAGGAGCACGCATAATACGATGAATCAACATTGCGTCTTCCATCAAACTTAATTGTTTCCATACACGACGAGCGCCTTCCAACATACTCTTACCATATGGTAAAAAATTGCTATCGCTTAACAAACGAAAATGTGCAATTTGATAATTTTCTAAATCTTCCATTTTGTTTCCGTATGGAAGATTGACTTGGAACTTAACGAAATTCTTGTTTTCTAAATGTGTATTTTCTAAACGAGTTACATAATATGAACTGAGAGGTTCAACCATGTATACACCATATTCTGGACTAATATGTAATCTCAAATAAAAATCACCATACTTTGCTAAACTACGAGTCCAACTCCAAAGATTGAATTCAATATTCAAGATATCATAAAACAAATTGTTTAATATTTGTTTGATATCATCATTTGATGATTTTACTGAAATGATATCACCCAATTCATTTTTACTAGTACATTCGTCTGCATAAATGTCAAGTGCGGATGAAAGGATTGGATCCATATCCATTGTATCATAATCACGAAATAATTCTATACGACTGCTTTGATATGATAGATTGAAGTCGCGGGTATACGAATTATATGCCGTAGTTCTGAGACGATTAAAACGATCTCTTAGACTATTACGATCAGTTGCATACTGAATTTCATCAGTATCTATAACCTTCAACTTCTTACCGCCAACGTTTCTAACAATTACGTCGTTGCTAAACAGACGTTTAAGTCTGGCAAAAAGTGATCTATTCTTTAATTCTTGAAATGATTTATCAGTCATGTTTTACCGCCATATATATAAGTATTTATAACAACCATTTTAAGCTTTCTTTTTTGCCGTTTACATTGGCATTTGGAGCAAAGTCCCACGATTCAGATGCTTGACCAATTGGTTTTGTTAATATTGTTTGATTATGCACACTGGTTACTTTGTTGATTCCGGCCAACATTTGTCTATTATATTGTATTTGTTCGTTTCTCAATTTAAGTGCAGTATCTCTAACCCATAATCCAATCGCCAAAGACATTACCAAGTCATCATTATAACCTCTCATAGCCTCTGCTTTTGGACCATTCCAAATAAATACATTCAATTCTTCGTACAATCGTAGTGAATGAATTATTATAGTTTTTTCTCTGAAAAATGCTTCTAATTTACTAACCATCAGTGGTCTATTTTTAGTAGTTGTAGTAAATCCTGGTACCAACTTCTTATCGGATGTGTTGAGTTTATTTGTATAAGTTCTTTCAACATCAACTATAGTCAAATCAGATGCACTATAAAATGTATTTTGATAACCTCTATCAACAACCTGTTGTATTGTAGCCCAACCAACGTTATTATTTTCTATAACCAACAACGCATTATTGTACTCTGTAGCTATTGATACTAGAAGATTACCATAATCTTTTGTAGTTAATTGACCTTTATATTCAGCCACTTGTTCCAAAGACTCCACATCAAATATGTGAAATGAACTAAAATCTCCACCATCTCCTCTCGCACAATCTGCGGTTAATATATAATTTTTGCTATAATCTGGATAAGACCATATCCACATGTCTTGATTATTACCACGTCTTTCAACTGGGTCTTTTATATATGTTTGTTTATAAAACTCTAAAATATCAACCGCAACAACCTGATTACCAGATGTACTAAAATCACAGTCGCATTCTTGGGCTGCACCTTTTACACCAGATAATTCTGTTTGTTTATCTCTCCAAGATTGATCACGATCTGGATGTAAATGCCACGGCAGTCTTATTGTGTTGAATCCATCCTTACCAGAAACCTGGTTTGCTTCGGCTTCAACCCATGTTTTATGAAAGAAATTGCCAACACCATTTGGAGTACTCAATACGATAGCTCTACCACCAGTACTTAATGTATATTGAGAAGATAGCCATATTTCTTCAACGCCGTCAATAAATGCAGCTTCGTCTATGATCAGTAATGAGAGTGCCGATGAACGACCTGCGGTACCAGCGGATGATACTGCTTTAATTTGAGATCCATTCTTTAAACGCAACGACAAACGATTGTCTTCTACACAAGGAACTTTTAACCAACTTGGTAGATTGTCATTGGCAAAACGTACTTTGGTAACAATTTCCTTTGCGGTTTCTTGAGTAATACTAATACACAATATATTCTTATCGTTATGAAAAGTCATCAACCATAAACTATAAGCGGCAGTAAGAGTACTAATACCCATTTGACGACTTTTAAGAACAATGTTTAATTGATTGTCAACAAAGTCTTGTAAAGCTTTTTCTTGAAATGGATATAGTTCAAATGCGACAGTACCACGTATAGGATGTTGAATCTTCACATACTTCTTCATGAAGTATATAGGATCCTCAATACACTTCTTATACTCGTTTCTTATTATCTCTCTTAAGTTTGGCTGACTCATATTTTATTTCTAATTCCACAATCTCCGCATCTATCTTTGATAATCTTTCATTAGTAGATTCTAAATCCTTGGTAACATCTTCTAATACTTTTGAATAGTTTTCAGCTCCACTCCAACGTTCAATTGATCCATCTTCTTCTGAAAATTCAATTGGTTTGCCATGATTTTGTGTACACCAGATTTTTGTTTCTTCAAACCTTTGTTTGTAATCCTGCAATGCGGATCTTACATTTTTAAGTTCACGGATTTTATTAAATGTATCCCAGATACCAAGTCTTTTGAGACGGGTTTCTTCATTGGTAAAACAATCATAACACATTTGTGTTTTTGGCCAAACACGATCATCCAAATAACTACCCCACCTAACATCCATATTACAACATGTACATCTTTGTTCTAAAACAAGAGTTGCACGTTTTGAAACTCTACGTTTACTACTATTTTTCCACACCCATTTACGTCCTTGACTATCCTCCCACTCTTCACCTTCTTTACGGGTTGAATTTTCCAAATTGGAATCATATCCTACTTGAACGAATGGACGAACGCCATCGACATAATCTTTAACAATATCAAGATTGCTTTTACCTGATGATCTTTTCATAACAAATATGTATTTATTTTATTTCTTAAACTTACTTTCCAAACCTTTTATAATAAAACTTCCTGTGATTTTAAATGGATTGTTATAAATGTTTGGATCTCTAACTACGATTCCTTCATGTTTATCTAAGTCACCAATCTCACTAGTAGCATTTTTTAATACTTCATCTCCTAGTTTGATTGTTGCTAAA